CACCCTTCTTGGGGCCTCCGCAGGAGACGCGATAACTGACGCTGATGAAAACGAAGCTATTGGCTATTCCGCTCTGTCTGCTAACGTACTTGGTAGCGGCTCTGTTGCTGTTGGTTCATTTGCTCTTAATTTACAAAACCCTGCATCCGCCGTGACAATGTACAACGTAGCCGTTGGAAATGGAGCAGGAGCCGCAATAACAACAGGCACGACCAACAGTTTTTTGGGCGGTCTCTGTGGAGACGGTACTAACGATGGTACGGCTAACACTGCAATGGGTTATTTAGCTTTATCTGCCAATTGTGGCGACAGTAACACAGCAGTCGGGGCTAGTGCGGGTACAGCAGTCACTGGCAATAGCAATACGTTTGTAGGAGAAGCCGCAGGAGTAGCCGTTACTTCGGGTGGGAATAACTTACTTTTAGGTGCAAACGCAGGACGTTCAGGCGGTCCTGGGGGCAATATAACTACCCATAGTAATAGACTTGGTCTTGGAGATGAAAATATAAGTGAAGCAAACATTCAAGTAGATTGGACTGTAGCCTCTGACCAAAGAGACAAAACAGACTTTACAGCCCTAGACTTAGGCTTAGACTTTGTTAAAGCTCTAGCACCTGTTACCTACAAGTGGGACAAGCGTTCTAAGTATGGAGACAAGACTGCTGATGGTTATGACTTAGCCGCACAATCTCCAGACGGAACCCATAAAGAAGATTGGTTAGACATAGGCTTTAAAGCCCAAGAGGTTGAAGCATTAGAGCAAGCCGCAGGTTACAACAAGAGCAACAAGACCAACCTAATCTCTAGCCACACAGGTGACGGCAAGCAAATGGGTCTTCAGTACAGCAAGTTTGTACCAATCCTAGTCAAAGCAATCCAAGAGCAACAAACTTTAATTGAGGCGCTCACCGCACGAATCACAACCCTAGAAGGATAAATAACCATGGCAGACCGAACAGACGCAGAACTAGCACAAGACTTCACAGCAATGGGACACAGCATTGCACTGATTACAGATGTAATTGCAGGAAACAGCATGGCAGGAGAGCTTGCCGCAGACCGCCAGGGTTGCGTTGATCGTAACACTGAGCATCTTGAACTTATGAAAGCTAAGAGCGATTGGGGCAGCGAAAGCATGACAGCAACAACCTCGGCTATCTCAGCCGGTAACGGATACACCGCATCTTAATAAGGGGATTATTGTGGGTAACATTTTTATAGCGATTAGCATTATTACGATGATTGTAACTGCGGCAAGTTTGATTGCTGCTTCCACGCCAACCCCAAAAGATGATATTTGGATAGGCAAACTTTATAAGTTGATTGATGTTTTAGCCTTAAATATCGGTAAAGCAAAGCAAAAATAATGGCTACGGTAAAAGACGCATTGGCTGAACTGAATGCACACGAAAGAGAGTGCGCTATTCGCTACCAGTATATCGAGAAGAGGCTTGAGGAAGGCTCTGCTAAATTCAAGAGACTGGAAATGCTTCTGTGGGGTGTTTATCCCTTTATGGCCGTCATTATTATTGGTGCTGCTAAATTTTTATAACTAAAAGTATGATAAAAAAAGATTAAATTAATGCGTGATAAATTAATTGAAATGTTAAAGGTGCATGAAGGCGTAGAAACCTATGCTTATAAATGCAGCGAAAACAAGACCACAATAGGCGTTGGCAGAAATGTTGATAAGGCTGGTGGTTTGGGCCTGTCTGATGATGAAGTAGACTATCTTTTGCAAAACGATATTGATCGGGTAATTTTAGAGCTTGATTCTGAGTATGACTGGTTCTCTGATCTTGATGATATTCGACAAGATGCAATGATTGATATCAGCTTTAATCTTGGTCAGACACGCCTTAGAGCCTTCAAAAAGGCACTTTCAGCTATGTCTGAGGGTGACTGGGATGAAGCCGCAGATCAGTTTATGGACTCTCGATGGTCAGAGCAAGTAGGAATTAGAGCTAAGAATCTTACCGAAATGATCCGTACTGGGGAATACTAAGTAATTAAAAATATGCCATTACTTAAACTACAATTTCAGCCAGGAATCAACAGAGAAGGTACTGAGTACAGTGCTGATGCTGGTTGGTATAACGCTGATAAAATTCGATTTAGAAAAGGCAAGCCTGAAAAAATAGGCGGATGGGAAAAATATTCAGTTGATAGCTTTTTAGGCGTTTGTCGTTCTCTTGAAGATTGGATAGCACAAGATGGAGTTGCATATATTGGTTTGGGAACAACATTAAAATTCTATATTAACCAAGGCGATAGTTTCTATGATGTAACTCCGATAAGAGCAACGACAACAAACGGAATAACCTTTGCTGCTACTAACGGGTCTTCCACTATAACCGCAACAGATGATGATCATGGAGCTTCAGTTAATGATTTTGTCACATTTGCAGGAGCAGCAAGTTTAGGCGGTGTAGTAACTGCGGCAGTTTTAAATCAGGAATATCAAGTTGAATCGGTAACTTCTACTGATGTTTATACTGTAATTGCAAAAGACACATCTGGAGATACTGTTACAGCTAATGGAAGTGATTCTGGAAATGGAGGTTCTGGAGTTGATGGCGCATATCAGATAAGTGTTGGATTAAATACCTATGTACAGGGCGTTGGTTGGGGCGCGAATACTTGGGGTAATAGCACTTTTGGTAGTGTAAGCAATATTTCTTCATCTGGTCAGTTACGGCTTTATAGTCAAGATGTTTTTGGCGATGATCTTATAATCAATGTACGCGCTGGTGGTGTTTACTACTGGGATGAAAGTTCAGGAGCCACTGCTAGAGCAGTAGCATTATCTACGGTCTCAGGAGCTTCTGGTGCGCCTACAATCGCATTGCAAGTGATGATGTCAGATGTAGATAAGCATGTTATTTGCTTTGGTGTAAATCCTTTAGGTTCTAATGCGATTGATCCGCTTCATATTCGATGGAGCGATAGTGAATCTGCTGTTGATTGGACTCCAACAGCCATTAACAGTGCAGGCGGTGTTACTTTAAGTACAGGCTCTATTATTATAGGAGCCTTAAAAACTAGACAAGAAATACTTATTTGGACAGATGCCGGCATTCATTCTATGCGGTTTATTGGTTCTCCTTTTATATTCCAATTTACTGTTGTTAATGAAGGCATTTCTATGATATCTCCCAAAGCTGCTGTAAATGCAGGGGGAGCTGTTTTCTTTATGGCTCGCGGTGGATTTTATAGCTATACAGGTTCAGTTCAGCCTATTGATTGTTCGGTTTTAGATTATGTTTTTAGTAATCTTAATCAAGGCCAATCTTACAAAGTGTTTGCTAGTACAAACCCAGACCATAATGAAGTAACTTGGTTTTATCCAATAGGTTCTGATGACACAGATAACACAAATTATGTTACTTATAACTATGCAGAACGGCTTTGGACTATAGGAACAATGGAAAGAGGGTCTTGGATAGAGGCTAATAGTAAGAATTTTCCTATTGCAAGCTCAATTATTACTAGCTCTGACGATAATTACTTATATATTCAAGAAAGAGGCCATGATGATGATGGTTCAGCTATGACAGCTTTCATTGAATCAGGTGATGTAGAAATGGGTGATGGGGAACGATATATGCTTATTAGTAAGTTAATTCCTGATTTTACCTTTAGAGGTAATACAGATGACGCATCAATGGATGTAATTGTCAAGGGAAAAGATTTTCCATTAGAAGATAATGTAACTTTATCTACCTCTACCATTACTTCATCAACGAAACAGGCTTTTTTAAGGGCTAGAACTCGTTCTTCAGCTTTCCGCATTGAAAGCAGTGAAAGCGGTTATGGCTGGCGTTTAGGTGATTTACGTTTTGATATGAGACCAGACGGGAGAAGGTAATGTCACAAAGTAAAATAACTCCTTTACCATTAGCTGCGCTAGAATATGAGCAGCAAAATGAGTCTATTACTAGGTTAACGATTCAGCAAGCGTTACAAGAAATTGAAAATGATGTGACTCTTGCAAAAACACAAGGCGATAAAGACGGTTCCCTAGCAATGCGCAGATTTCAGTTTCTGTTGATGGGAGCTTCATGAGCGACATTATTAAAGTTTTGGGGCAGGTTGATACAGCAGCAACAACTGTTACAACCTTATACACAGTCCCAGATTTAACTCAGACAACGATTAGTAGTTTCGTTGCCTGCAATCGAACAGGATCGGCTATTACATTTAGGCTGAGTGTTCATGTAATTGGTGCATCAGCAAATGACAAGCAGTATCTGTTTTATGATAAGAGCGTGGCTGCTAATGATACGCTTACTGTAGTGATTGGAATAACTTTAGGGCAAGCAGATGTGTTAAAAGTTTACGCATCGGCTGTAGACATGAGTTTTAATTTATTTGGCGTTGAGACCAAGTAGGACTAAATATGAATAATTATGCACCTCCTTTACAGGGAACCGCTAACAGCCTAGCTAAACATGGTCG